TCTTGAGCTCGCGCAGCATGATCACGATGGAAGCGATGGCGGGGTCATGACGCATAGCGCACCTCCCTCAATTGGTCATAGCGACGCACGTTGGCCTGAGGTTCCACAGACAGCTTGAGGGCCTGGGGCGAGGTGACCGGTGCTGGAGCGGGCTTGCCGTCCAGCAGGCGGTGCAGCACGTTCAGGATGTGCGTCTTGCTGGCAGCCCCTGACTCCAGTGCCAACTCCACTGCAGCGAGCACAGCCTGTTCATCGTGGTGCAGCACCAGTGCCAGTACCTCCACCATCTCCCGGTCGCCGCCGGTTTGCTTGAGCAAGGTGGCTTGCAGTCGCTTGAAGGCCGGCGGCAGCTCCAGGAATGGGGCGCCGTTGCGCAAAGCTCCTGGTTTGCGCTGCAGCACCGCCAGGTAGTGGCGCCAGTCGTACACGGTTTGCCCGGCACCATGGTGGTTACGCTCGATCAGGCGCTGGTGCTCGCACACGATCTGGCCTTCGGCGGCAATTACCAAGCGATCTGCGTAGACCCGCAGGCTCACCGGCCGGTTGGCATACGGCGCCGGCACGCTGTAGCGATTGCGCTCGAAGTGGACCAGGCAGGTGGGTGAGACGCGCTTGGTGTGTTCCACAAAGCCATCGAAGGGCCGGAGCATCGGCATCAAGGCGGCCCGCTCCTCGGCCCAGACGTCTGCGACGGTGCCCGGCAGCTTGCCGTGCTCGATCTCGTGCCACAGCGCCATGCAGCGCTCCTCAAGCCATGCATTGAGATCGGGCAGGCTTGGGAATGGCGGCACTACCTGCCACAGGCGATGGCGGGCATCGCGCACGTTCTTCTCCACCTGGCCTTTCTCCCAGCCCGAGGCCGGGTTGCAGAACTCGGCCTCGAACAGGAAGTGGCTGACCATGGCCGCAAAGCGCGCATTGACGTCGCGCTCCTTGCCACGGCGCACCCGGTCTACAGCGGTGCGCATGTTGTCGTAGATGCCAAGGCGGGGCACGCCACCCAGGACCACGAACGCATGGTTGTGGGCATCGAACAGCATCTCGTGCGTCTGCAGCGGATAGGCGCGCAGGTAGAACGCTCGGCTGTGACTGAGCTTGAAGTGGGCTACCTGCAGCTTGGTGCGCACACCAGCGAGAACAGCCCAGTCCTCGCTCCAGTCGAACTGGAAGGCTTCACCTGGGCCGAAGGTCAGGGGAACGAAGGTGCCGCGGCCGGTGGTCTGCTGGGTCACAAGGCGCTGCTCGTGCCAGAAGCGCGCAAAGGCCGCCACACGGTTGTAGGAGCCGTCATAACCGAGCGCCTGCAGATCCACGTACATCTGCTTGACGGTGCGCCGCTGCTTGCGGGATCGGCCAGCTTCCGTCTTGAGCCAGCCCGAGAGCTTCGATGCGAAGGGGTCGAGCTTGGAAGGACTGACCCGCTTGGCATAGTGCGGCTCGGCCTCGCCTGCGCGCAGGTACTTGCGGATGGTGTTGCGCGAGAGGCCCGTGCGGCGGGCGATCTCCCGGATGGACAGCTGCTCTCGCAGGGCCCAGCGCCTGATGACACTCAGTGTTGCCACGTCTATCACTCCTGGTCTCCTGCTGCTCAACAAAGCAGCAGGTTAGGGTTAGTACGTGGGTCAGGTTTGGATGGAAATCCTGGGGGCTAGTGGGTCACTTCTGCGTGGAAATCAACAAAGGTTTGCCAGATTGTCGATGGCATGCCCATTTGGGTGCGGGGATAGTGATGCCCTTGGCCGTCCCATGAAGCCGGGGCAGCAGAACAACTAAACGGCCAGGTCGAGCGGCAGGTCCGAAATATCTTTGAGGCGTTTGCCGTTGACCATCACGGCGAGCAGATCTTCCGCATCGGTCATGCCCAATTCCTTCACGGTTTCCTGCAGCTCGTAAAGAGCAAAGTGGTACACGCAATCAATGTCACCGGTGCCCAGGGCAATGGACGCCAGGCGGTTGGGCGTTGGTTCAGCGGTGACCACTACAACGTGGGGCAAGCGGCCTTTGCGGTTGCGCACCAGGTTGAGTGCTTCTGATCTGGCGTTTTGGGCTCGGTCACTGCGGATAGTCCATTTGCACGAAATGCTGGCGTGCAGCAGGGGGCTTCCGCCGTTCTTCGTGCGCAGGCTTGCCAGAGTGGTCACAGTGTCATCGACCAGCACATTGGGCACATTGATTGCCGCATCGTCTTCTGTTGCGCGGGCCACCACAATGTCTGGCGTGATGGTGTAGTCGCTTCCCAAAGCGGCTGCAAGCTCTGCATCGTTCTTTGCCGCGCGGTCAAGCGCAACAAGGTGCGCGTATTGCTCATACCGTGCAATCTCAAGCCTGTTTCGGTCAGACACTTGGTGCACGTCCCACTTGCCAGGCCGCAGGTGGTGCAACTGCAGAAAGGTGGCCTTCACAAAGTCGGCACAAATGTCTTCAAACTGGTTCCCTGATGTTTGCCCTGCAATGCGGTCGCCGATGGTTTCGGCTTTGAGGCGTGTAGCAATGCCTTTGGCGATCAGCCTGCTGGTGTTGTTGCTTCCATCGGCGTTACTCACAACGCCTTGGGCGTTGGTTGTCAGGGTGTTCTGCAAAAGCGCTGCATGAAACGCTTTTCGGGCTTCAGCAAACCGTGCAACAGGGGCTGGAATCATCAAGCTACCTTAAAAATTTTCTGGGCCGACAGGGCCGCGCCAATTTGTCTTGCCACTGCGGCTGCTACCGGCGGCGGGAAGGCGTTACCCACCTGCCGGTATGTTGCCGTCTTGCGGCCAAAAAACTGCCAGTCGTCAGAGAAACCCTGAATGCGCGCCGCCATTCGGGGCGTGAGGCGGGGCATGCCCACAAAGTCCCTGGGTGGGGGGGCATCCCACAGGCCGTGGCCGTCAACACCCAGCGCAGCCCATGCGCGCTTGCTGCGCGTTGGGCCAAGGTCTGGGCCACCGTGTTTTTTTGATCCACCCACCAGCGTTGGTGCAATGCTGTTGGCTTGCTCGCGCCAACGGTCGGCACCGCGCCAGCCATCGGCCCTCATCAGGTCGTGCAGCAGCTCGCCCACAGTCGGCGGTGGTTGCTTGTTGGGTTCGGGCCACGAGAACTTGTCGGCAAAGTCTTTGCGGATGCCAACAAACACCACTCGGGGACGGAGCTGCGAGACGCCGTAGTCGGAGGCATTCAGCAGGCGCCAGCCAGGCACATACCCAAGCTTTTTGAGCTGCTTCTCGACCTTGTTGCGGTAGTCCTCAAACACCGCATCAAGCAGGCCACGCACGTTCTCCAGCATGACGGCATGTGGCCGACATTCATCAGCCAGGCGCAATGCTTCAGGGAACAGATCCCGCTCATCGTCAGCCCCCAGCTGTTTGCCCGCTTTGGAGAAAGGAGGGCAGGGCACACCGCCCGCCAGCAAGTCGATGCCCTTGTAGGCACGCGCGTCAAACTTGCGCAGATCGCCCTCGATCACATTCCATTCAGGGCGGTTCAGGCGCAGCGTTGCACAGGCTGGTGGCTCGATCTCTATCAACCCCGCATGGTCAAAGCCAGCCATTTCCAGACCGATAGCTTGCCCACCAGCACCAGCGCACATTTCAAGGGAGGTAAAGCTCATGCGGAATGTCTTCTTCAGTTGGTCGGGGATTATCGGGTAGCCAGGCGCACCGTGCGTTGTTCCGCGCACTCACCTGGCTACATTCAAATATATGGATATTTGTACAGTATTTTAACTGCCAGCGCGCGACTCTGGAAGAGAGCCAGTTGCTCAAGCTGCTCTGGTTTCCAGCTCTATCTGCGTGGTCAATCCAGCATCCCCAAGGCTGTGGGTCAGCTTCACCACCAGCCATGGCGTGGCGTCTATCTCGCGTTTGAAGCCTGCCAGCGTCACGGGCGCCTGCGGCATTAGGTCTGGGCGGCCCAGGGCCAGGGTGAGCGCCATGGTGGCTTTGCCACGCTCCACCCGGCCCTGCTCGGCACGGGCGGCGGCCAGGGCGTCGGCCTCGCTGCCGTGGGTGTCCTTTAGGCGCTTCTCGTTTTCTTCGGTGCCCACCAACACGCTGCGCTTTTCGGCCTGGTTCTTGTCGTGCCAGTAAGCGCGCACGCCGGTGTAGCTGTGGCGGTCGGCCGTGTGGTAGCGGTGCTGGTCGCCAGCTGCACGGGTCAGCGCTATGGCCGCCAGTTCCTCGCCCGTGCTGCTGCGCGTGCCGTTGACGGGCAGGAACACCAGGCGGCCTTTCTTAACTGTGCACACGGCATCGTGCTGGCGGGCAAGGCGGGTCAGAAAGTGCAGATCGCTTTCGTTCGTCTGGTCGATGTGCGCCACCTTGATGGCGGCCAGGCTGGCGTCAACGCGCGGGGTCAGGTTGTTGCGCCGGGCGATGGCCTCCACGATGGCTCCCACGGTGGTGTCGTGCCAACTGCGCTCGCTGCGGGTGCGCAGTTGGCGGCGCATCTCTGCCGACCTGGCGCGGATGCTAATGCGGTCGGGCGCTCCCGAGTGCTCGATTTCATCCACCTCAAACAAGCCCTTGTCCACCAGGCCAAAACCCTTCCATCCCAGCAGCAGCGAGATTTCTGCCCCCTTCGGTGGCAGCTGCAGGGCGCCGTCTGCATCGTCCAGCTCTATGTCCAGCTGGTCGGCTTCATCGCCGCGCGACTCGGTGAGCGTGAGCGACATCAGCCGCGCTTCAATCTGCGGTGTGATGTTGCGGCCATCCACCGTGAGCTGGTAGGCCGGGGCGTCGTACAGCTGCTGGGTGTCAAGGTAGCCCATCACAGCCACCATTCCCACCAGTCGTCCACCGGGCCAGGGTCCACGCCGCCGCCGGGCTCGGCCTTGATGTCGTCCACCCGCTTCAGCTGCATGTCGAACTCGGTGCGGCGGGGCACGCCCTGGCCTGTGTGCACGGTGCCGGTTTCGTTGACGTTCTCGATGACATACGCACCGAAGGTTTCACCAGCGCCAGACACCAGCGCAAAGGCCTTGCCGCTGTCGCCCATATCGCGCAGCTGGGCCAGGTACAGGCGCTTGCCCGCGAACTCTGGCACCAGCAAGCCCGACAGGGTGATGATGTCATCGCCCGGGCCCAGCGACTGGCTGGCCGGGCGCGCGCCCACCCGCGAGTTACTGGGGTGGCGCCAGCTGCTTTGCCGCTTGAAGTCGTCGAACGCCAGCGTGGGCAGACTGAACAGGAATTGCCCGAGGGCCATCATGTGCATGGGGTTCTCCGGTCAGTCGATGTCGTGCATGGACGACAGCACGCGCGAGCGGCCTGCGCGCTCGCGCCGGTCCAGCTCAGCCGCCACGGCGCGGGCTATGGCTTGAGGGTCCACGCCTGGCGGCGGGTTGATGGTGATGGTGTACGTGTTGCCACCCCCACCCCCACCACCAGCGGGCGCCGTGGCGCTGGCCGCCGACAGGGGCGGGCGGGTGTCCAGGCGCAGCGCCGCAGCGTCGGCCGCCATCGGCATAGTGGCTGATGCCGCCGTGGCCATCGCCAGCGCAGCTGTGCGCACCGCCCCCTGGCCGCCTGCGATGCCCTGGGCGGCCCCTTCGATGATCCAGCCGCCGTACTGCATGAACAGGCGCGACGGGCTGGCAATGCCCAGTTTCTCGGCAAACCAGCTGGCGGCTGATGAGGCAACCCCCACCACTGCATCTTTCACCCACACAGCGCCTGCCGTGATGCCATTGACCAAGCCCGTCATCATGTGGCCGCCCAAGGCGCTAAAGCGCGCGGGCAGCTCGATGCCCAAAGCATTCAGCGCGAAGGCCAGGACGGAATACAGAATGCCCAGCGGCGAGAAGTCCATCAGCAGAGCCGCCCAGGCGCGCACGCCGCCCGATAGAGCCTCTCGCACCCGGGCCACCACGCCTTCCCAAATCGCCACCAGGCCGCCCTTGATGCCGTCCCAGTTGTTGTAGACCATGGTGGCGCTGAATGCCAGCAGCGCGAAGGCCCGGCCGAACGGCGTGCCCGCCAGGAACCCCAGCAGCCGGGACAACCCCGACCACAGCAGGCCCGCACCACCGCGCAACAGGGCGAAGGCACGGGCGCCCGCACCAGCGCCCAGGGCCAGGCGCGCGAACACAAAGCGCACCAGCATGGCTTTGCCCGCAATCAGTGCCAAGGGCACCAGCAGGAACCCAATGGCAGCGACAAGGGCCGACACGGCCATGGCGGAGCCCAGCACCCATTTCACGAGCTGGGGGTTGGCCTGCACCCACTTGGTGAAAGACTCAAGCAGCGGGTTCACGTAGTTGAGCAGCTTCAGCAGGGCGGGTGCCAGCGTTTCGCCCATGGCCGCGCCCAGGTTGAACGCGCGGTTCTTGCTCATCTGCCACTGGGCCGACAGGGCGGCATTGCGTGCAGCGGCTTCGCGGGCCATGGAGCCCTTGGCGCCGTCGCCCGTTGCCAACGCGCGCTGCCGGGCCAGCTCCTTGGGGTTGGCCACCAGCTTGGCGAGCGAGTCTGAATGCTCCTTGCCCACCAGCTCCACCATGACGCCCAGGCGCTTTTCTTCGGGGAGCGCTCTGATGGCTTCCATCACCTGATTCAGCGTCCCCATGGCGTCCTTTGCCATGCCCTTTTCGATGACTTCTGACGACAGGCCCAGCTCGCTGACAGCGCTTCGGAAGCCCTTGGTGCCCTTGGTAGCAGCAGCAAGCGTTTGAACAATGGAGTTCGTGGCGGTGCCCGCTGTCTCTGTGCGCTCGCCCAGCGTCAGCAGGGTGGAGCCCAGCGCCGCGTAGTCGCGCGGGTCCATCTTGGCCAGGGCGGCCACACCGGACACGCGCGTCATGAAGTCGATGATGTCCGCGCCCTTGCTGATGGCGTTGTCATCAAGGTAGTTGATGGAGTCCGCCAGGCCGCGAATCTCGGTCAGCGGGATGTCGAAGGTTTTGGCAACCTTGCCCATGCGCTCGGTGATTTCATCGGGCACAGCGTCGAACGCTGTGGCCATCTCCGAAGCCATCAAGGTGAATTCCTTGAGCTTGTCGGTCGGCACCTCCATGCGTGCGGCCGCCGTCATCATGTTGGTGATTTCGGTGGTTGCCAGGGGGATCTTTCCGCTCAGCTCGCGCACGTCGCGCTCTGCCTGGCGGTACATCTCGGTCAACTGCCCCATTTCATTGCGGGCGCCCGGCACCTGGCGGGCAATGCCCAGCATGGCGTCTTCATGCTTGGAGTAGTTCTTCACCGGCCCCAGGCCCACGTCTACGCCCCGGCGCCCGGCCGCCTGCATGGCCACCCCAGCGCCAGCAGCCATGCCTGTGTGCAGCATGGCCTTCGCGTGCTTGTCGCGCAGTTCCTGCAGCTGCCGCTGCTGGGTGGCCAGACGCTGCAGCTCGGCGCGTTGTTTGCCCATTGCGGCGGTCGCGCCCTCTATGTCGGTTTTCAGGCGGGCCTGTGCGGCGGCCAGGTTGCCTGTGACCCCCATGGCATTGAGCGCAGCGCGGGCCTTCACGGCCGCCGCCTTCTGCTGCTCCAGCGCTTCGGCCAGCTTTCGCACCCCGGTTTCCTCGCGCTTGAGCTGGGCGGCCGTGGCCGTGCCGCTGGCCCGCATGCCATCGAGCAGCGCCTGTTTCGCCTTGAGCGCGTTGTTCAGCCGGGCCAGCTCGGCCGCGTGCTTCTGCACGTTGCCCACGGCGGCTTGCTGGTCGTTCAGTTCCTTGAGTCGGTCGCGGGCGGCCTTGAGGGCGCGGGCGGTTTCGCCGCTGGCGCCGCTGATGCGCTTCATGGGCGCGAGCACGCGCTCGGCCATGTCCAGCACCACGCGCAGGCGCAGTTGGTCAGCCATGCCGCACCCCTTGGGCGCCAGCGGCCAGGCAAACGGTCAGTGGGTGGTGGCTGTCTCTGCCAGCAGTGCTTCGGCCTCGGCCAGCTCGGCGGCGCGCTGGGGCGCCAGCATGGCGTCGCGGTGAAGTGTCCACACGTACACAGGCAACAGCAGCACGCCCAGGCCCATGATGGCCAGAGCGGCAATCAGCAGATAGGCGAGGGCGGTAAAGATCATGGTTCATTGTTGCACACGGGAAGGGGGCCTCAGTCCTGCGGCTCATGGCGTGCGCGGGCTCGCTCGCGCCACTCCATCAGCTCCGCCATGGGGAAACCGGCCATGTCGGCCGGTGTCCAGTGGAAGACCAGGGCCAGGTCGGCCATGGCGTCTTCTACGCGGTCAGGAAGTCCGCTCTCTGATCCTTCGTCAGCAAAAAACCGATCACCACCGTCCCCAGCGATACCAGGTCAGCGGGGTCCATGTTGGCCATGTCCTGCTTGTGCAGCATGGGCGAGCTGATGCGCGGCACCACGGATTGAATGGCTTCGACCTTGAGCTGCAGCAGCTCGGACAGCGCCACGCCACGCAGCTCGCCCGCCTTGGGCTTGCGCAGCGTCACGCGCGTGATGGTTTGGTCGCCGTGCTTCACCTGGGTGTCGAGTGTCACGGTGTTGGGGTCGTTCTTGTCGGCCACGTCGGTGGCGGTGTTGGTGGCAGTGGTGGCTTGGGCTGGGGTTGTCATGGCTCAGGGTGTCAAGAAGGGGGAAGGGTGCAGGCGGCCCGCTGCGGGCCGCCCAAGGGAGTGGCGTTGCTCGCCTTTGATCAGATGCCCAGCGCTTGGCGGACTTCGGCCAGGCGGTCCACGCCGCCGACCATTTCCACCATGTTCACGGCGTCCACCTCGATCAGGGTTTCTCCGTTCATGGTCAGCTTGTAGTAGCTGATGGCGCTCTTGATCTTGATGGCAGTGCCTTCGCCCGCCTTGGCTGCGCCGGGGTCGATTTCGGAGTGGCGGCCGCGCACCACCACCTCCAGGCTGTCCACGCCTTCGGAGTCGTCGGCCTGCAGCGCGCCCGCGAAGCGCAGCAGCACGCCGTCGTGGCGCAGGGGGCCCCACTGGGTGAAAAGCTCTTTCATGTACCCAGCGGCGGTCCATTCCATTTCCATGGCTTCCATGCCGAAGTCGAGTTTCACGGGGGCATTCATTCCGCCGCTGCGGTAGTCCTCCATCTTGCGCGACAGCTTGGGCAGGTTGACCTCTGGCACTTCGCCAGCGTGCGAGGTGCCATCGTTGAACAGCACAAAGTTTTTGAGTTTGCGGGGCAGTCCCATTGTGTGTTTCTCCGGTAGTTGGTGGGGTGGGGGCCTGCTTACTGGCCCGTGCCAACGCGCAGGGCGAAGTCGGCAAAGTAGCGGTCGGTGATGCGCTGGCGGAAGCTCAGATCCTCCAGCGGCGGAACTGGCGTGTAGTCATAGTCGATGGTCAGCTTGCCCGCCTTGAGGGTGGCGGTTTCGTTGATGTCTTCGTCGTACCAGGCCTTGCCGTCGAGGATGTAGCCCAACGATTTCAGCTCGCGGAACTTGGCGTTGATGCCCTCCAGGATGTCTTTCACCAGGGAGGGGTGCAGCGGCTTGTCCACGGCCCACATGTGGCCCTCGGCCATGGTGTCGGCCAGGACTTGCGCGGTGCGCGTCGCCGTCTCGAAAAAGAACAGGCCGTCCTTTTCTGTGGTGCGGTTGCCCCAGAAGCGGTGCCCGGTGGACTGGATCAGCGTCGTGATGCAGCCATCGTTCAGGATGCCCGCTTCGGTGTCGGAGCTTTGCAAGTCCCAGAACACATCTTTGGACAAGCCCAGCACGCCATTGACCGGCACGTTCGACAGGCTCTTGTGCCAGCCCTGCTCGGCGTCGATGCGGGCACGCAGGCCCAGCGCATAGGCAGCGGCTGGCACCTCCACCACGCCCGAACCGGCCTTGAGCGCCTTCCAGTTGGGCCACAGCAGCATCAGCTCTCGGGCGCCGAAGTGGTCGCGGTAGGCCAGGGCTTCGCTGATGGTGGCGCCCTGCGCGGCGGCGTACACAATGGCGCGCAGCTTCTGAGCCACGGCCACCATGGCGTCGGTTACCGCCTGGCTGTCCAGGCCTGGGGCGCCCAGAATGCGCGGCTTCACGCCCAGCTCGGCCTGTGCCGACAGCAGCGCTTGCAGCCCGGTTTTTTTGCCTGCGGGGGTGGTGGTGCCGATTACCTTCATGGCCTGGTCTGCGGCCTTCTCTTCGTCGTCGGCGCCCACGCCATCTTCCACCCGCACGATGACCAGCACGGGGCGGGCCTGTTCCTTGATGGCGTTCAACGAAACGGCTAGGGTGCCCAGAGTGCCAGCCTTGCCGATAGCCGTATCTATCTTGGTGACGAGCACCGGGGTGTTCAGGGGGAAGGCCTCTGGATCAGCATCAGAGGCTGTGGCCACCAGGCCAATGACGGCCGTGGAAACGATGCGAATGGGGTTCAGGCCGTCATTGATTTCAGTGACGCGCACGCCGTGGTGGAAGTTGGCAAGGGTGGCCATGGGCACTCCGGTTGGGAAGGAAAAATGGGATGTGCTGATCGTCATCCCTTCCCACGCGCAAGGCCACCGGCGGCGAATGTGTGCAGCGCGTGCACATGAAAAAGCCCGCACGACGCAGGACCGGGCGGGCTTTACTGAACCGTTTGGTCAGGTTGTCTACAGACTATTTCTCGGAAGCGAAACGAATTACGGTAGGAGTTGTGTCCGTATCAGCGTAGTACGCACTACCAAACAGAATCGCTGATCGTGAGCCTGTCAGATGTTTTGTGTGTGAGGCATAGCATGTCAACAAGGAGCATGAATGCCACGCAAGACGAAGACAACCTCAGCAGCGGACAAGGCGGCGCAGCCGCAATTCTCAGCCGCAGCGCTTGAGCAACTGATCCCCGGGCCGGTGACGCCAGCCGAGCTTGAGGGCATCTTCCAGCAGTTCAAGAAGGCCGTATTGGAGCGCGCACTGGGCGCCGAGATGAGTCACCACCTGG